TCATTTGTCGATTTCAATTTTGTCCCATTCCCGTCCACGGCTGTCCCTATACCGCGCCGCCATTGAATCTGATTTATGTCCGAGAAGACGTTGAGCAAACTTATCGCCAATCTGGTTCCGGTATAGCCTCGCTGACAGGCTACGCAGTTCATGGAATGTTGGCGGGTTTCCATCAAATGAGAGTCCAGATGCATTTCTCGCCTTTGTAAAATACTTTGATACTGTTTTCGGGGAAAGCGGATCGTGATGCTTTGATGCGATTATAGTTTCACTGCTGCTGGCCTCCCTGCATTTCTGTAGTGTATCAGCCAATGAGATATTGAGCGCGTCAATCGTTAGCGTTAGCGGAATGGCGAGTTTAGCCCCTGTTTTACTCTGTTCAATGTGAAGATGGTTGTCGTTTATGTCTGACCATTTCATTCTGCACAAATCGCCGACTCTCTGCCCTGTAACGACGGCCAAATCCATCGCCAGCCTTAGCCAGATAGGGAGAGGTTCGGCTGCATGGTAAATCTCGACATACTCATTAGCTGTCAGCCTTGAGCGCCTTACTTCTGACTTTGCTGTACGGGTTGCTGTTACCGGATTCGTTGCCACATGCCCCTCGGCTATTGCTTCACGAAAAACGTCAACAAGGGTTGACCTGATTAATTTTGCGGAAGCTGCTTTACCTTCTGCTACGTAGGTGTTTAGCATTGCTGCCACTTCTTTCGTTGATATGTCAGTGAGCGGTTTGTCCGGCAATTTTCTTCGGATTGCCCTGATTTTGCTGGCGTAGTCGAGTAGAGTTTTCGGCCTGATCCCCCTTTCGGTGAGGATTCTTTCATATCGGTCAAGCCACACATGAAGAGTGATTGCGTCACCGCCTTTAATTCTGTCTATTAGTGATTTGCGTCCGCTGTCTGAGAGTAACTCAATATTGGCCTGTATTGCTTCAGTGATTGCTATCCTCCTGTCTCGGCCTAAACCAAACTCTTTACCCGTCCTTGGGTCCCTGTAGCAGTAATATCCATTGTTTCTTACATAAAGGTTAGGGGGTAAATCCCGGCGCTCATGACTTCGCCTTCTTCCCATTTCTGATCCTCTTCAAAAGGCTACCTGTTATTGGTCGATTTAAGTCAACCTTTACCGCTGATTCGTGGAACAGATACTCTCTTCCATCTTTAACCGGAGGAGGGAATATCCTGCACTCGCGTACCCATCGACGAACTGTTTCAAGGCTTCTTGGGCGCCGCTGGCGTGCGTTCCACTCCTGAAGAGTCAAGTACATCGCAAAGTCTCCGCAATTACACGCAAGAAAAAACCGCCATCAGGCGGCTTGGTGTTCTTTCAGTTCTTCAATTCGAATGTTGGTTACGTCTTATTCGATGCGTACTCCTGGTATTTCGCCTTTTGATATTGCTAAGTCATAAATTTGTGCAGCGCTATACCCATCTCGCATCCATGAATCTAAGGCGCGAATAGCCTCGCTACGCTTTTTATCTTCTCTCTCATTTTTGATATCAACGAGGACATCAACGCAATTAAGGCAAATGTGGATTTTGTCCTTACATTCGATCATGGCGGCTTTACCATGATTTCCGCCACACAGTGAGCATAAATCTTCAGGGTCTGGCTGGTATTTCTGTAACGTTAGATGGTTGAATGTTGAACAGGCCATAATCATCTCCATAAAATAAAACCCGCCGTAGCGAGTTCAGATAAAAGAAATCCCCGCGAGTGCGAGGATTGTTATTCATTGCCGATATTCACCTTTATCGCGAACACCTTTACCGGTTTATCACCGAAGTGCGGATGTGTGATTGTCTTGATTTCATAACCGTCATACGTGACGTCAATTCTGCGGCTGGAATCGTCGCGCTTCGGATATCCCTTTGTGATAATCAGGCGGTCATACTCCCGGAACATAATTCGCTTATTCCAGTAGTCATTACACAGGCGATACTCTTCCGTTTTCTCTCCGCGAATCATGGCATCGAAGTATTCACCTTTGACGGCAAGTTGCAGGTTAGCCATTACCTCACCTCCAGTCTCCATACCGCCTGACCAATCCGGCTGGCATGGGTATCTTTGGATACTGTTCCGTCTTTAGCCATCTCCATAAGAATTTTGCGCAAATCTGCCGAACGCCATTCTTCATCAGGAAATTCCTTCTCCATTGCCAACCGCAAATTCCAGGTTGCCATCCTGAATGGATATTCCCCGCCGAGAGCTTTATCTTGCAGGGCAGCCCGGGAACGCATCACCTGCAAAACCTTCTCTTTTACATCCATCATTTCGCCTCCTGCGGCGGTTCTGGTAGCGGCATCCAGTGTGATGGTATCCACGACGCACCTGGAATTATCCACCCATCATTAGCGTCAGGATGCCCCGGGATGTAAGTCGCCCATTTCATTCGCCAGTCACCTTTCCTGTCAAACTCCCTGGCAACAAGAACGGCTGTTTTGCTATCCGGCATTCGCTCACTACAGCTTATCCAACCATCCGGAGTTACCGGAGAGTTGCCAGCCAGTCTACGCAAAACAGCCTTAACAGCCTCAATACGGTCATCATCGCAATTTTCCAGCGTATCTATGCGGTCGAGCATGATGATGGCGTTATCAATATCAGGATTGCCGGTCCACTCATTACCGCGATTGGATTCGGCAGCCTGGTTGCGCATAATCTCAGGCGTAAGCTCTTTGTAAGCATAAGCAAGAGGCTCTGATGCATTATCCGGCACAACCGACGCAGGCGCGGCAGCATAAACAGGAATAACGTCCGGTTGCTCTTTATTGCTTTCATCCGTTAAAGCCCAGAATAATTTCCCGGCCGGATGTTTGAAAATATAAGCAACTGGATCTGCTTCCAGCGATGCCAGTGCAATTTCATAAGCCCGGCGTTCAATATTGTCTCGAACGTCCAGGCTGCTGATACGCTCTTTGATTTCTTTAATCAGTTCTTTGTCGGTAAAAGTAGTCATGTGTTAGTCCTTTGCTTGCAACTGCTTCTTAACCAGTTTGCGTAGCTGTGCCACAGCCATAGAAAGAGTTTCCGCCGCTCGTTTATCCAGCCGCGGGGACAGAGCAACCAGTTCGTTTATTGCGATTTCGATACCTTGTGCCTGCACTATGGAAGCTGGCGGCACACGATACAGCGGAATTACACGACGCGAGTCTGCGTATTTATCTGGCGGGCACTGAAATATCTCACCGAGACCATACCGCTTGACATCGCGCAGTTCCTCTTCATCAGTCCATGCCACCGGTTCTGCTTCCGGCACTACCGAAGCTGGTTGGGCGGTAACGTTGGCAAAGGCAGCACGCAGCCCTGCCTTAATTTCCTCTACTTCATCAGCGCCTGGCGATGAATCTGACAATGCGTGATGGAATGCGTAAGCCATGTCGTCGTTTACTGCAACCGGTTCGGCTTCCAGTGATGCCAGCGCAATTCGTGCCAGCTCTTCCGCTTCTTCTGCTGGCAGTACAACGTTGCTACCAGGTCCGTATGTTTCGCGCCACTCCTTGATTGTCAGTAGTCGCTCTTTGGTAATAGTGGTCATATCACTCTCCTTTGATGCGAATGCCTGTTGCAATGCTGTTTATGATGCTGTCAGTGCATGGGGTAGAAAGCTGGGCATCTCCAGCAATTTTCATGACCTCAACATCTGCATATCGAATACCGAGGTGTATCAGACCGGCTATGCCTGACTTAAGCCGAGCATTTTCCATAAATAGAACCTTTGCCCGCTGTTTTTCTGCTTCAAGCTCAACGCGCAGCTTCCCTACCGTTAGCGCAATATCCTCGTTCTCCTGATCGCGGCGTTTTATGTATTGCTGGTTTCTTTCCCATTCATCCAACAATGCCAGCGCGATATCTGGCGAAAAGTGCTTCATAAAATCGTTAAGCGCATTAATTCGCTGATCGAAAGGCATTACAGGTGCTTCACCAGCAATTTTTGTTTTTTCAGCGATTTCACGAAGCTTTTGATAATCAATCTTGCTCACTGGCTGCCTCCTTTGCTGGGCTTTCGAACTTCTGAGTGGTTGTATCAAACTCAAGCAACTTAACCACGTCATCAAACAGGACATAATCGCCATCAGAATCTTCAGTCATGTCAGCGCCACAATCCTGACCGAACGAGTCACAACCATCCATATCAAGCTCGTATCGCTTGAGTTTTGCGATATTTGATAAATTCAGCGCCAGTACAGCAAGGTTATAAACCTCGTCAGCGGTATACCCGGCACCATGCCCATACATTTCAATGCGGGATATGATTTCTTCTACACGTTGTTTTGTGATCGTCATTTTTGCTCACCTCCCTGTTCTTCCAGAAAAATACGCATAGCCTCAAGCATCTCTTCGGTGTCATACGGAGACAGCTTGTCACGCAGGATGTGCTCAATGCTGTTAATGAACTTTCGGATTGCTTTGCATTCAATTTCAGTCAGGAAAGCATCGGTGGCTGGGGTGTCTGATTGTATATACTTTGCGCGATAGTCATTCCACCCTCTTGCATACATGGGATTAACTTGCACTCCATCTTTTACGCAATATGCCTGCCCTCCACGGTTGATAACCTTGATTTCGTCCATAGCGCCAGACTTCAGCCCCGCATTCTCCGCTGCCAGTGCCGCGCACTTGGCCTCTGATTCAGCAAATTTACGCACCAGATATTCAGCGTTTGTTTCGTTAACCTTTAAATCTCGTGGGATGCATTTACCTTTCAGAAAACCATCCATCTCAATTAGTGACATTTGTTTCATTTCTTCCCACTCCGCCACATCGCATTCAGATATTTGTTTTGATTTACTGATGGAAAAGAATTTCTCTTGAGAAATTCCTCTCTCGATGGCATTGGCTTTACGCGTTGGCGAATAATCATTTCTGCCGGAAGAATGCCGGGATTGTATGTAAGTCCTCTCATGGTAAATTCCTCAGTCATTACTGATAGCGCCATAGCGTGAGCGGTAATTACGCAGGCGCGGGTCAATTTCAGGGAAGTGGGTATATGTGGCTTTGCGGAATGGTCGGATTGATGTCTGGTAAATTCGCTCGCGTTCTTCTTTCTCTGCAAGCCATATACAGTGGCGAAATTCCTTTTCCTCTTTCGTTTCCTGCTGTAGCGACATTATCCGGTCGTAGTTTTTTCTGAATTTATCCAGCACCTCCGATACGGAATTGCCGGAACAGCGGCGCGGGTCATCCGCACCATACTGAGGCGCTGGCATAATGGAATCCTTATTTTGCTAATTTAGAAGGGAATTGAATCGTCGTATTCAGGATGATTTTGATGATTGCTACTTTGCTGCTGTTGGCTGTTTCCTGAGGTTGCAAATCCAATCTTTGCATTCAGTAATTCAAGAGTGATTGATTGACCATTTTGCCCCTGATAAACATCAACCCTGATGTTTTCTCCGGTAATTTCTACAATGCCTCCTTCAACCAGAACGCTACGGTAGTAATCCGCTTGCGCTCCCGGCTTGGCAAATACAACGGCGCTGTAGTTTGTCCATTCTTTCTTTTTTGTCTGGCGATCGTAATACTGAACGCCAGCACGGATGTTGAATCCGATATTTTCCCCGGCCTGAAACTCTCTTGCGGGCTTGTTTAGTCTTACAGTAATCGAATGTGCCATTAAGCAGCAGCTCCTTCTAATTCGTCTCGTCTGATGTTGTAAACGTCCTGCGCTTTGTGCTGCTCCGGTGTGCCTTCGAGCATCTTCCACGCTTTGGCGAACGCCTGTTTAAGCTCTTCTACGGTGTTTTTCTGCATTGCTGCGTCAGTGAATGCTTTTAGAACCTGTTCAGATGTAGGTGATGGCTTTGATTGCTTTGCTGCTGCGTTCTGCTGATGTTTATGCTCGTCGGTATCTGCATCTTTCGCATCATCAATGCCGAACAAACCATTGAGGCAATACTTGCGTGCATAAGAGCTTGTAGCTCCCGTAACTTGTGCAGAATCCATTCCTTTCTTGCTTTCTTCCTCTCGTGCAAGAGCGGTTGCCGTATGACTGTTTTCGCCATCGGTAATAGTTGCCGTGGCTTTCACGTAATACCGATCACCAATCAACACAACTTCATCGCTGATTGATAAAAACAGGCCATTCAGTAACGGCTTAACACCCTCAAGAATGTCTTCGCAGCTTCTGTATTTATATTTGCCGAATGAGTTGTATTGATTCTTTGGCGCGTTCAGATTCTCCTGAATAGCTGCCAGTCTTGCGTAAAATTCTTTGCTCATATGATTGTTCTCAGAATGGACATGGCCCAAGGAAATAACGCTGATTTAATACTTCTACTCGGGACAAATTAAGGCATACCCGCATTCCTTCGCGGTCACCATTATGGCGATACCAGAGAGCTTTCTGCGTGTACATGCGTCTCTGTAACTTGCTCTCCTTCACTGTGGTTGCAAGTGACATGAATATCTCCTTCGTTACCGATTAATTCTTTCATCTGACGAATGAATTCTTCGTCTGACCAGTTATCTGTAAAACTCATTTCCTGCGATACCACGGAAGGTTGATAGCTGATTTCATCGCTTTATTTGCTTCAAGCCACATTTTGGAATCACCAATAAATCTGGCTATTACTGCTTTGTTTTGTGCAGCACGAAGCATCTGGTGATTGATGGCTATTTCATTGCGCATAATAAGACCTCAACTCTTTTCCATCCGTCACGTAATTTACGGGTGATTCGTTCAAGTAAAGATTCATTTAGTTGGAAGGCACCCATGCGAGCGCCTCCCGCGATTGCGTAAATCATGGGTGGTTCCTTATGTTGGTTTTATTAGTAGGTTATTTTTGTTGCGAATACTTCGCCTTTTACGATGGCTGTTATGATATTTTTAGCAACATCTTCTGATGCGCCAACCTTGATAAGGTCAGCAAGTATTTTGTTATTTACGTCTTTCCGGTGAGCTTTATCCTTTGCTCTACGCTCTTCTTCGTCCTTGATTCTTTTTTCTTCTGCTATTCTGGCTTGCTCTTTTTCTTCAGCATCGCGACGGATTTGTTCAGCCTCCTCCTGTGCTTTTCGGCGTTCTGCTTCAATTGCCGCCTGCTTTTCTCTTTCAGCTCGTTCTGCTGCCTCTTTTGCTTCGCGCTGTGCTCGTTGCTCGGCTTCAATGCGTTCACGCTCTGCACGTTCCGCTGCGGCCTTAGCTTCTGCTTCTCGCCTTGCTGCTGCTTCAATTTCGGCTTTTGCCTTTGCTTCGGCTTCTGCTCTGGCTTTCTCTTCAGCTTCTCTTTTTAAGCGTTCTTCATGCTCTCGCTTTTCCTGCTCCGCTTTGAGTCTTGCCTCTTCTCTTTGGCGGTCAAATTCTCGATCCATCAAAATCGCTATTTCATGGTCAGACTCAATTTGCTTTGCGAGAGCTTCAGCTGCTGCCTTAGCTTCTTCTTCGGCTTTAATCCGCGCCTGTTCTTCCTCATAATCAGTAAGAGGCTGGCGCGCCTTGGCTTTCAGCTCATCAAGGCGATCACGCACTGTCTTGCGGTTGGCATCAATTAGCTTTGGAATTTCCTTCAGTTCAGACACAAGGTCTTTGCCAAGACCATCGAGATATGTTTTCGTCTGCGCAACTTTATATGCCAGAGAAGCGATCTCCTTTCTGCCCTTTGCCGTTGTGATATCAGGCACAAAGGACATAACTTCACGTTCAACCTTTTGAAGGATTTCTTCAATCTGGTCGGCAGACTGAAATACAGTCATTGCATTTGATTTTTCAATAACAACTAAATCTGTTACTTCACTCATATATCCTCCGTCAAAAAAATTGCCCTCACATAGGAGGGCAAAGAAGATTGCCAATAATCAGAACAAGTCGGCTCCTGTTTAGTTACGAGCGACATTGCTCCGTGTATTCACTCGTTGGAATGAATACACAGTGCTTATTTGTACTAATAAAATACCCAGTTTTCTGTTTCTTGGTTGTGTCCAAAGTTATATTCAATATCTGGTGTTGATGTATCAATATTCTTCATCCCATCAACAAGAGTTGATACAACAGCCAAATCTTGTTTGATTCTCATTAAATGGTATTTCTTCCGGCGCAATAAACTTTCAATGGCAAGTTTCTTCGTTGGGAATGCAAAAGATCTTTCTGCATTTTTTGCTACTTTCTTAATTGCATATCTATTTCTCTTTTGTTTCCATTCCTGTAACCACTGATTTGGTGCTGGTTTAAAATTAACAATCCAATGCGCAGGAACCAACCATGCATAATGCTCTGTCTGATGAAAAGCTATATATTGAAGTGCGAATATTTTGATTCCATCTTCTTCAACTGTCGCCTGGAATCTCCAGAAAACAGGCATTCCATCATGTTCAGTTTCTGATTCAGGAAAAGGTACGCTCCATGATTTTGTCATATCTCACCTCAAATAAGTGGTTTGCTGCCTAATTTCATTTTCTGGCGACCAACACAAGTCACACCCATTTCACTGCGTGGCTTGCTGTACCATGTGCGCTGATTCTTGCGCTCAATACGCTGCAGGTTGCTTTCAATCTGTTCGTGGTATTCAGCCAGCACCGTAAGGTCTATCGGATTCAGTGCGCTTTCTACTCGTGATTTCGGTTTGCGATTCAGCGAGAGAATAGGGCGGTTAACTGGTTTTGCGCTTACCCCAACCAACAGTGGATTTGCTGCTTTCCATTGAGCCTGTTTCTCTGCGCGACGTTCGCGGCGGCGTGCTTGTGCATCCATCTGGATTCTCCTGTCAGTTAGCTTTGAGTAACGCGCCGTGATGCTTATCTCCACGGTTGCTGTCTTGCAGCTGCATTTCGCGCTACTCAAAGCCTTCTGCTTTGAATGCTGCCCTTCTTCAGGGCTTAATTTTTAAGAGCGTCACCTTCATGGTGGTCAGTGCGTCCTGCTGATGTGCTCAGTATCACCGCCAGTGGTATTTATGTCAACACCGCCAGAGATAATTTATCACCGCAGATGGTTATCTGTATGTTTTTTATATGAATTTATTTTTTGCAGGGGGGGGGCATTGTTTGGTAGGTGAGAGATCTGAATTGCTATGTTTAGTGAGTTGTATCTATTTATTTTTCAATAAATACAATTGGTTATGTGTTTTGGGGGCGATCGTGAGGCAAAGAAAACCCGGCGCTGAGGCCGGGTTATTCTTGTTCTCTGGTCAAATTATATAGTTGGAAAACAAGGATGCATATATGAATGAACGATGCAGAGGCAATGCCGATGGCGATAGTGGGTATCATGTAGCCGCTTATGCTGGAAAGAAGCAATAACCCGCAGAAAAACAAAGCTCCAAGCTCAACAAAACTAAGTGCATAGACAATAACTACCGATGTCATATACCCATACTCTCTAATCTTGGCCAGTCGGCGCGTTCTGCTTCCGATTAGAAACGTCAAGGCAGCAATCAGGATTGCAATCATGGTTCCTGCATATGATGACAATGTCGCCCCAAGACCATCTCTATGAGCTGAAAAAGAAACACCAGGAATGTAGTGGCGGAAAAGGAGATAGCAAATGCTTACGATAACGTAAGGAATTATTACTATGTAAACACCAGGCATGATTCTGTTCCGCATAATTACTCCTGATAATTAATCCTTAACTTTGCCCACCTGCCTTTTAAAATATTCCAGTATATCACTTTTCATTCTTGCGTAGCAATATGCCATCTCTTCAGCTATCTCAGCATTGGTGACCTTGTTCAGAGGCGCTGAGAGATGGCCTTTTTCTGATAGATAATGTTCTGTTAAAATATCTCCGGCCTCATCTTTTGCCCGCAGGCTAATGTCTGAAAATTGAGGTGACGGGTTAAAAATAATATCCTTGGCAACCTTTTTTATATCCCTTTTAAATTTTGGCTTAATGACTATATCCAATGAGTCAAAAAGCTCCCCTTCAATATCTGTTGCCCCTAAGACCTTTAATATATCGCCAAATACAGGTAGCTTGGCTTCTACCTTCACCGTTGTTCGGCCGATGAAATGCATATGCATAACATCGTCTTTGGTGGTTCCCCTCATCAGTGGCTCTATCTGAACGCGCTCTCCACTGCTTAATGACATTCCTTTCCCGATTAAAAAATCTGTCAGATCGGATGTGGTCGGCCCGAAAACAGTTCTGGCAAAACCAATGGTGTCGCCTTCAACAAACAAAAAAGATGGGAATCCCAATGATTCGTCATCTGCGAGGCTGTTCTTAATATCTTCAACTGAAGCTTTAGAGCGATTTATCTTCTGAACCAGACTCTTGTCATTTGTTTTGGTAAAGAGAAAAGTTTTTCCATCGATTTTATGAATATACAAATAATTGGAGCCAACCTGCAGGTGATGATTATCAGCCAGCAGAGAATTAAGGAAAACAGACAGGTTTATTGAGCGCTTATCTTTCCCTTTATTTTTGCTGCGGTAAGTCGCATAAAAACCATTCTTCATAATTCAATCCATTTACTATGTTATGTTCTGAGGGGAGTGAAAATTCCCCTAATTCGATGAAGATTCTTGCTCAATTGTTATCAGCTATGCGCCGACCAGAACACCTTGCCGATCAGCCAAACGTCTCTTCAGGCCACTGACTAGCGATAACTTTCCCCACAACGGAACAACTCTCATTGCATGGGATCATTGGGTACTGTGGGTTTAGTGGTTGTAAAAACACCTGACCGCTATCCCTGATCAGTTTCTTGAAGGTAAACTCATCACCCCCAAGTCTGGCTATGCAGAAATCACCTGGCTCAACAGCCTGCTCAGGGTCAACGAGAATTAACATTCCGTCAGGAAAGCTTGGCTTGGAGCCTGTTGGTGCGGTCATGGAATTGCCTTCAACCTCAAGCCAGAATGCAGAATCACTGGCTTTTTTGGTTGTGCTTACCCATCTCTCCGCATCACCTTTGGTAAAGGTTCTAAGCTCAGGTGAGAACATCCCTGCCTGAACATGAGAAAAAACAGGGTACTCATACTCACTTCTAAGTGACGGCTGCATACTAACCGCTTCATACATCTCGTAGATTTCTCTGGCGATTGAAGGGCTAAATTCTTCAACGCTAACTTTGAGAATTTTTGCAAGCAATGCGGCGTTATAAGCATTTAATGCATTGATGCCATTAAATAAAGCACCAACGCCTGACTGTCCCATCCCCATCTTGTCTGCGACAGATTCCTGGGATAAGCCAAGTTCATTTTTCTTTTTTTCATAAATTGCTTTAAGGCGACGTGCGTCCTCAAGCTGCTCTTGTGTTAATGGTTTCTTTTTTGTGCTCATACGTTAAATCTATCACCGCAAGGGATAAATATCTAACACCGTGCGTGTTGACTATTTTACCTCTGGCGGTGATAATGGTTGCATGTACTAAGGAGGTTGTATGGAACAACGCATAACCCTGAAAGATTATGCAATGCGCTTTGGGCAAACCAAGACAGCTAAAGATCTCGGCGTATATCAAAGCGCGATCAACAAGGCCATTCATGCAGGCCGAAAGATTTTTTTAACTATAAACGCTGATGGAAGCGTTTATGCGGAAGAGGTAAAGCCCTTCCCGAGTAACAAAAAAACAACAGCATAAATAACCCCGCTCTTACACATTCCAGCCCTGAAAAAGGGCATCAAATTAAACCACACCTATGGTGTATGCATTTATTTGCATACATTCAATCAATTGTTATCTAAGGAAATACTTACATATGCAACTTACAAGTACTCGCAAGAAAGCGAATGCAATTACAAGCAACATCCTGAATCGAATTGCTGTACGTGGTCAGCGAAAGGTTGCCGACGCGTTAGGGATTAATGAATCGCAAATTTCGCGATGGAAAGACAGCTTTATCCCAAAGATGGCCATGCTTCTGGCTGTGCTGGAATGGGGTGTTGAAGACGAGGAGTTGGCGGAACTGGCTAAGCAAGTAGCCAGAATGCTGACAAAAGAAAAAGCCCCGAAGAACGGCGAATTCTTCGAGGCCTGATGTAGAAAGACTGGATCAATCCACAGGAGTCATTATGACAAAACAACTCAGTCCTTACCAGGACAAAATTCACAAACACATACTACGTGATCGCTTCCTGTCCAGCTTCAAGCAGCCTGGTCGATTCCGGGCTGAGTTGGAAAAAGTGAAGCTGATGCAGAAGGAGAAAGGTCATGAGTAACATATCTAATCTAGCCGAAGCCAGAGAGGCCAGAAGGCTACAACAACCGCATCAAAGCAGCGGTAAGGGGTATGCCTTGCTGCACCGTAAAATTATGGATGTGCCGTTTTACAAGGACGCAGAAGCTGCGCATCTGTGGGTTCACTTAATCCTCAAAGCAAAGCATACGCCTGAGTATGTAATGACTGACGCAGGAGAAATTCTGGTAGGCAGAGGGAAGCTACTTGGCGGTAGAAACTCTCTGGCGTTTGAAACAGGACTCAAACCAGATCGCGTTCAGTACCTGCTTAGAAAGTTCAAAAAACTCGGCATGATTGACTGGGTTTCACACGGTAAATTCTCAGTTTTCTCGGTAGAGAAATATGACGATTATCAGTCAAATTTTGTACCAGCAGATTACCAGCAAATTACCACCTCAAAGCCAGCAATACCAATGCCTGCAAGCAATACTGTACCAGCAGATTACCAGCAAATTACCACAGATAAAGAATATAATAATATTATCTCTAATACTGACGTATTAGAGAGTACCGCAGCAGACAAAAAGTCTGACAAGAAAAAACCTTCCGTTAGCTGTCAGGATGTTGTCGATGCTTACCACGAAATCCTTCCTGAAGCGCCAAAAATCCGCGCACTGAATGACAAGCGTAAAAACCAGATCCGAACGTTCTGGCGCAAAGCCGGAGTGATAACCCGCCAGCTTGACGGGCATGGGTTCACGATGCAGGACTGGAGAAATTATTTGAGCTACGTAGGCGAAAATTGCCGATGGATGTTCGAAGAGCGCCAAAACCATCAGCGCGGAACCGTCTGGCACAAAAAGGGATTTGATTTCCTGCTTAACGATAATACCTACCTGAAAGTTCGTGAGGGTGAACACGATGACCGATAATTTTTATGCGCCGCCCCATAGCATCGAGGCAGAGCAGGCGGTGATTGGTGGATTGCTTCTGGATGATGACAGCAGTGAGCGCGTCCAGAAAGTTCTGGCGATGCTGAAGCCTGATTCATTTTACAGCCGACCACACAAAATCATTTTCGAAGAAATAACCAGAATGCACCGGGAGCAAAAGCCAGTAGATGGCCTGACGCTTTTCGATGAACTGGAGCGTAAATCGTTAACGGCGTCTGTTGGCGGTTTTGCTTATATCGCTGAGATCGCAAAGAACACGCCAAGCGCCGCAAACATCGTTGCCTATGCAATGCAGGTTCGTGAAACCGCAATGGAACGCTACGCCATCAACCGCATGACTGAAGCGACGGAATTGCTCTATTCCCGCAACGGAATGACTGCAACGCAGAAGTACGAAGCTATTCAGGCGATTTTCACGCAACTGACAGACCATGCAAAAACCGGATCGCGTCGCGGCCTTCGCTCATTTGGTGAGGTCATGGAAGACTGGGTTAGCGACCTTGATAAGCGATTTGACCCGTCAGGCGAACAACGAGGAATGAGCACAGGGATCCCATCGCTGGACAGGATGCTGTCACCGAAAGGTCTGGTGAAAGGCTCTCTGTTTGTCATTGGCGCTCGCCCTAAGATGGGGAAAACGACGCTATACAGCCAGATGGCAATCAACTGCGCAGTGCATGAGAAAAAGCCAGCTCTGATGTTCAGCCTTGAAATGCCAGGTGACCAGATACTGGAAAAACTGGTAGGGCAGAAGTCTGGTGTTAACCCGAATATTTTTTACCTTCCGGCGACAAATGACGCCGATGACGGCTATCATGGTGATTACGATGGTGACTTCAACAGGGCGATCGAAACAGCTAATCGTTTGAGTGAAATCGACCGGCTTTACATCGACGACACGCCGGGATTATCTCTGGCTCAAATCGTTAGCGAAAGCCGTCGAATCAAGCGAGAAAAAGGATGTGTTGGCATGATTCTGGTCGATTACCTGACACTAATGACCGCTGAGAAGGCCGATCGCAACGACCTTGCTTACGGCATGATCACAAAAGGACTGAAGAACCTTGCCAAAGAGCTTGATTGTGTTGTTGTGCTTCTGACACAGCTTAACCGCGCACTGGAAAGCCGAACCAATAAACGCCCATTACCAAGTGACTCCCGAGATACAGGGCAGATTGAACAGGATTGCGATTATTGGGTTGGGATCCATCGTGAAGGTGCTTTTGATGACAGTGTTCCACCTGGTGAAACCGAACTAATCCTTCGTCTCAATCGTCATGGCAATACCGGCACGGTGTATTGCATTCAGGCAAATGGCGCTATTTATGACACAGACCAACAGTCTGCTGAAATGCGCCGCCGTGAACGCGAGGAACCGCAATCCAAGAAGAAAGGAGGATTCTGATGACCATCTACATCACTGAGATAATAACAGGGGCTATTTACACAGTAGCCCTTTTTTATTGGATTAAGAACGAGGGGGATCATGATGGACACCGTTAACGGAATGTGTTCAGACGCACCGCGTGCCAAAAAATGTAAATGCGGAAAATCACCGACAATATTCGACATGGAGAACGGGTGCCAAATCTACTGCACTAACCACGCCGCTGTGGCGGCCGCGAATTATCGCAGTGCGGTAACAGAGTGGAATAACCTGAAATCTGTTAGAGAGGGAAGTCATGAATCTTGACGAGCAAGATGCACAAACTATTAGCTCATACATAAGGGCATCAAGACCAGATTACAAAGGTCCGGTATTCGTAGATTTATCTCGCCTTGAGGAGATTTACATGTGGGAAGCAAAGCTACGTACGCATCTTTTTATTCGCAAGATGACTAGCAACATTACAAAACCAATGTAACTAGAGAGGTGAATATGAGCACACTCGCAGACCTTATTCATGCTGATATGGCGGAAGATGGAGCAAGGCGTAATAGGTACTGGAAATCATCAAGCCTTCCAGTTTATGAAAGATTCAACCACAGGCCAAAACCAAAACGGAGTCGAAGAGACAAGGTGTTGAAAAAACTAATGCAAATTAACATGGCTGGTTTTGTCAGATTCGTGAGTGAAACGATTAACGGGGATTGATATGGACGATAACTTAGAGAGATTTGAAGATTGGTGCGCTGATGAACTTGGTGTCTCCGCTTGCTTCATTCGACAAATGCGAAGCAAGAATATTTTGGGCGTGATTGTGTATAAACGAGTTGAAATAAACAAGAGATACAGGGCTTGGATGGCCGCAGTTCGCGCCGCTGGAGTCAAAGTGAAGGAGTAACGATGAAGCAAACAATCTTCCTCCGAACTAAGCAACAACAGCAAGCCGCAATCAACGCCATCCTCGCAACACCACTCGATAAAGACAAGCCAGTCACCATCCGCATTACTGACTACAAGCGCAACCTTGACCAGAACGCAAAATTTCACGCGATGGTCGCAGATATCGCTAGGCAAGTTCAGTGGCGCGATAAATGGTTAAAACCGGAACAATGGAAGGTTTTGTTGATCAGCGGTCATTCAGTGGCAACAAAGCAGGAAGCTGATGTTTTGCCCGGGCTTGAAGGCGAATACGTCAACATTCGCGAAAGCAGCGCGCAGATGAGTGTGAAGCGTATGGCAAGTCTGATTGAGTACACAACAGCATGGGCTATTGGTCAGGGTGTCAGATTTACCGACAGGAGGTACGAATGAGGAGACAGCGACGAAGTTTCACCGACATCATCTGCGAAAACTGCAAATACCTTCCAACGAAACGCTCCAGAAATAAACGCAAGCCAATCCCAAAAGAATCTGACGTAAAAACCTTCAATTACACGGCTCACCTGTGGGATATCCGGTGGCTAAGACATCGTGCGAGGAAATGACAATGGATTATTCACAGTTAAGTGATTTTGAAATTAACGTGGCGGTATTCGAAGCCATTCATAACGGATCACCGGATTACAAAGAAGGTGAGAATGGCGATATGGTGTTTGTCTCATTTGAGGGAGACATTGTAAACGGAGACGCAGTTGAAGTAGAAGTTGAGCGCGGATCCTTTAACCCATGCGCAAACCCAGCAGACGCATGGCCGATTATTGAAAAATACAGGATTAGCATTATCAATCTCGATGAAGACGAGTGGGGTGCACGCGGTGTGGCCTACTGTAAATCTAAGCGAGCTATACATGAAAATCCCCTCCGCGCCGCCATGATTGTCTTTCTCATGATGCAGAGAATCCAATAATGATTAGCCCATCCCAATCCATTCAATACCAGAAAGAAAGCGTCGAGCGGGCTTTAACGTGCGCTAACTGCGGTCAGAAGCTGCATGTGCTGGAAGTTCACGTGTGCTCCGATTGCTGCGCAGAACTGATGAGCGATCCGAATAGCTCAATGTACGAGGAAGAAGACGATGAGTGATTACCTGAAATGGTATCTCTGCCACCGCTGGTTAATTAAGTTTGCTGTAAAAGACTGGATGACAGCGGATGCCAACAAGCTTAAGCAAAGAAAGGAGTATTACTACGCCAGAATGAAGGAAAACTACTGCTCAATTCGCACTCGCATATTTATTAAAAAAGACCTTCAGTCAATTCTTCAATTGCGAGGGAAGGTAAATGGCTAACCTACGCAAAGAAGCACGCGGCAGAGAATGCCAGGTACGTATTTACGGTGTATGCAATGGCAATCCTGAAACTACAGTTCTGGCACATTACCGGATGGCTGGAATTTGCGGAACGGGAATGAAGCCTGACGACCTGATCGGCGCATGGGCTTGTAGCGCGTGTCACGATGAAATCGACCGACGCACCCATAATCTCGACAACAAAGACGCCAGACTTTACCACCTCGAAGGAGTGATCAGGACGCAGGCGATACTGCTGAAGGAGGGAAAGATTAAGCCATGAACGAATATCAGTTTGTGCTTCCTTACCCGCCGTCGGTGAACACCTACTGGCGAAGACGGGGAAGCCAATACTACATCAGCGATAAAGGCCAGAAATACCGAAAAGACGTTCAGAAAATCATCCGCCAACTTAAGTTAGACATTTTCACCAAATCACGACTCCGCATCAAAGTCATCGCAGACGTTCCAGACTCCCGCCGCCGCGACCTCGACAACATCCTGAAAGGTTTACTCGACTCCCTTATCCACGCCGGATTTGCGGAAGACGACGAGCAATTCGATGACATTCGCGTAATTCGTGGCGTGAAAGTACCAGGCGGAAGGCTTGGAATAAAAATCACCGAGCTGGAGAACGTATGAACGCCACAATTCAAACGATACCAGAGCTTCTTATCCAGACACGAGGCAATCAGACCGAAGTGGCGAGGATGCTTTCCTGCGCAAGAGGAACAGTGCTCAAGTACAACCGAGACAGCAAAGGCGAGCGTCACGTAATAGTTAACGGCGTCCTGATGGTCACGCCAGGCAAAAAGGGAAGACGATGAGCATAAGAGAGCTAAACCTCACCAAAGAACAGCACGATTGGCTGAATGGCTGGCTTGAACTGTGGGGCGCATGGGTTTATTCAGGTCGTCTGGAAAAGCGCATGAGCAGCGTAATAGCTAAGTTCATGGAGAGCGTAGAGCCGGGAAGAGTTATGACAAGGCCAATGTGTAATGATGATGATGGAATGTTGATTTCTCAGGTCGTCGATTCCGTCATGTACATTGACAAGAAAGCCTTTGGCATCCTCCTCAGCTACTACGCCCACGGCTCTTCCAAGCACGCCATTGCATCTTACTATCATCGCGTCGCAAGACCTCGCAAGATGTTATGCCGGGGCGGCGGGCGCATTCAAAAACCATCGCTCGCAACCTGTCGACGGGAAGTTGACGAAATCATCAATGCCTCGTTGTTTATGATTTACCCGGTTCTGGATAGTGCGTTTAAAAACCGGAAACGTGTAGAGAAAATTAAACATATAGCATAGAACGTGTTGACATCATTGAGCAAATGAGCAACACTATTCGCATAAGCTGCCGTTAGTGACTCTTAAGTTGCAACGGTGGCTTTTTTTATTTGGGTCAGTCGTATAAAGGTCATTACGGAAGGCTGTTAACCTTCTTATCGTGGTTCGAGTCCACGCTGTCCCGCCAAATATGCTGGTTTAGCTCCAATGGTAGAGCGGTCGCCTTGTAAGCGAATGGGTAGCGGTTCAAGTCCGTTAACCAGCACCATAACTGAGCCGTAGCCACTGGATGTCCTGAATTCATCAGTGATAGTTATGCTGCGGTCTTCTTTTTCTCCCTTCCCAATATAAGAACTACGCAATCCGTTACTGGCGGAGGCGTTGCTATGAAATCAATGGACAAAATCTCAACTGGCATTGCCTACGGAACATCCGCTGGTAGTGCGGGATACTGGTTTTTGCAGTGGTTGGATCAGGTCAGTCCATCACAGTGGGCTGCGATTGGGGTGCTTGGAAGCCTTGTGTTGGGCTTTCTCACCTATCTGACAAATCTGTACTTCAAAATCAGAGAAGACAGAAGAAAGGCTGCGAGAGGTGAATAATGCCTCCATCATTACGAAAAGCCGTTGCTGCGGCTATTGGTGGCGGGGCTATTGCTATAGCATCTGTGTTAATCACTGGCCCAAGTGGTAACGATGGTCTGGAAGGCGTCAGCTACATACCATATAAAGATATCGTTGGTGTATGGACTGTATGTTACGGGCATACCGGAAAAGACATTATGCTCGGTAAAACGTATACCGAAGCAGAATGCAAAGCCCTCCTGAATAAAGACCTTGCCACTGTCGCCAGACAAATTAACCCGTACATCAAAGTCGATATACCGGAAACAACGCGCGGCGCTCTTTACTCGTTCGTTTACAACGTTGGTGCTGGAAATTTCAGAACATCGACGCTTCTTCGCAAAATAAACCAGGGCGATATCAAAGGCGCATGTGATCAGCTACGGCGCTGGACATACGCTGGCGGTAAGCAATGGAAAGGGCTGATGACTCGCCGTGAGATTGAGCGTGAAGTCTGTTTGTGGGGGCAACAATGAGTAGAGTAACCGCGATTATCTCCGCTCTGGTTATCTGCATCATCGTCTGCCTGTCATGGGCTGTTAATCATTACCGTGATAACGCCATGACCTACAAAGAACAGCGCGATAAAGCCACATCCATCATCGCTGATATGCAGAAGCGTCAACGTGATGTAGCAGAACTCGACGCAAGATATACAAAGGAACTTGCTGATGCTAACGCGACTATCGAAAGTCTCCGTGCTGATGTTTCTGCTGGGCGTAAGCGCCTGCAAGTCGCCGCCACCTGTGCAAAGTCAACGACCGGAGCCAGCAGCATGGGCGATGGAGAAAGCCCAAGACTTACAGCAGATGCTGAACTCAATTATTACCGTCTCCGAAGTGGAATCGACAGGATAACCGCGCAGGTTAACTACTTGCAGGAATACATCAGGACGCAATGCCTTCGATGATAGCGATAATTTTACTCATCATCCTTCACATCTGGCTCTGTAGACAGGGTGGTGATCACTTCTGGAGTGAATCCAGATTAAACATCTCATTGCTGATGCTTGAAGTTGAGCATCTGGCGCGCGGTAAGGGGCTGCGTTGAGATAAGAGCCAGTCATCACAAACACCAGGATTTAGCCTCGCATTTGCGGGGCTTTTTTACATCTGCAGTAAACCGCGCATCGCAGCGCGTAACAATCCCGAGTCTTTCAGAAAGCTGAGCCTGAGAATTGCCGTATATGGTGGCGACCATCTCGGGGACGGCTTTTCTGTGCGAACAGGCTCATCTTTCTAAAAGGTAAAGACGCAATGAACTACCCAACCGTTGTTAACGATATAGATTTCAGAGACCTAATTTTTGTAGCAAACAACGATCCGGTTACAGATTCTTTTATGGTGGCAAAAGCATTTGGAAAGCTTCCGAAGAACGTAGTCCGTGACATTGAGCGAACCATAGAAGCTTGCCCTCCTGAGTTTGATACAAAGCTCAACTTTGAGCTTTGCTATAAAAACAATGAGTTACAGAATGGTAAGCCGCAAAAATTCTACCGTCTCCGCAAGGATGGGTTGATGCTTTTGGTTATGTCCTACACCAAAAAAGAAGCAATGCGTATCAAAATTGCTTACATCAACGCATTTAACTGGATGTACGCCATGCTTCAGGTTGGTCATCGTCAATTTGAAGAAGAGAGAAATGCCGTAATGCTGGAGTACATGAAAGAGAAGGATGTTGCCAGCATGTCAGGTCGCCTGCTAAATCGCTGGGGAAAAATTAAGAAGCCTCAGCTACTGGCGAGAATTGAACGCCTTGAACAGCACGGGCAAACCGTAATCCCCGGACTCACTAATTAACGGCAGTACAGCGAAACAACCCAAGCCAGTAAGTGGGGAAATAACACTGGCAGCCACTGAAAGATGAACCTCCTGCCTTATGGCAAAAAAGATTCTTTGTGGTGGCGGACTGATGGAAAGACATCGGTTATTGCAGAGACCATTCAATGAGTGGTCTCGACAATGGCTTATATCCTGCTAAGAGTGATTAACTGGGTGGCAAAAGTTCACCACCAACATCAATTAGATTAAATTATTTCGATAAGCAGAATCGATTAGAGCGTTCATAAAGAGATACTCAACATCTTCGGTATAGTCGATGTCTATTGGAGCTGTTGAGTCAAGCGCCCCAAAATGCATGCAATTGTTCCAATCAAGAAAAATTTTATGAAACTCCTGTTTTTTTCCATCTCGCGATGTGTAAAAAGTAATAACCCCAATTAATGAGCCTTCGTGAAGTGAAAGCTTACTTTCTGTAAAACACTTAAAGCGTAGCTGTGGAATTGAAACCTCAAGCTCTCCATCATTTAGCTCTATGGAAATTTGCTTATTAAGGTCTCGTTTGTTATTCCATGCGGTGTTAACACGTTCTAATAAATCATTCGTATTTTGCTGTAATAACTCACCTTTCCTAGAAAGTAACTGTGACAATCCGATAAACGTTAATGAGCTCATAAATTCACCTTTGAGAAAAAATGGCACTCACAGACAAGCAAGAGATGTTCTGTCGCGAGTACCTCATCGATTTAAACGCCACGCAAGCGGCTATTCGGGCGGGGTACAGCGCAAAAACAGCCAACCGTACCGCATCCGAAAACCTGTCAAAACCTGACATCAAGTTAAGAATCGCCGAACTGAAAGCGCAACGCAATGATCTTGTTGGTATTAATGCAGAATATGTACTTAATCGCCTTATTGAAATCGACCAGATGGATGTGCTCGACATTCTCCTGCAAAACGGTGAGCTAAAGCCCATTAAAGACTGGCCTAAGGTATGGCGCACAACGCTATCAGGAATGGATGTCGTGGAGATGGTATCCGCAGATAGCGCCGCACTTCTGAAGAAAGTTAAATGGCCTGATAAAGTCAAAAATCTCGAACTTCTTGGTAAGCATGTTTCTGTTCAGGCGTTTAAAGAGCAAACATCTACAGAAATAACTGGCGCTGATGGTGGGCCTGTTCGTTATGCCGATATGTCAGAAGAGTTACTTGAAGAGAAACTGAAGGAGCTTGGTAATGGCAGGCGCTCCAATCAGCTTGAATCGAAACGCTCAGATTTATGAGTTGCACAAAGAGCTGGCTATCCGCTCAGCAAGAAAAAACCTTCTCGATTTCACTTTGTACACTAATCCGCAATACGAAACAGGTTGGTTTAACGAGCTGCTTTGTGCTGAGCTAGATCACTTTCTGGATGAAGTTAAAGCCGGAAACATGCCCAGGCTAATGGTGTTTGCCCCTCCGCGCTCAGGAAAGAGTGAGTTGTGCTCTCGCCGCTTCCCAGCGTATGTGTTAGGACAGCATCCATCATGGAACATTATCTCGTGCTCATATTCTTCTGACCTGTCAGACCGAATGAGCCGTGACGTTAAACGCATTATCACCTCTGATAAGTACGCTGATGTTTTCCCTGACGTGAAAATACCCTCAGGACGCAGTTTGGCGGGAGGCATCAACAAAACCGAGCTATGGGAACCAGTTGATGCCAAAGGTGAACTACACGGCGGCTCATATCGTTCTGCTGGTGTTAACGGTGGCATCACCGGGCAGGGTATGAACATTGGGGTTATTGATGACCCCGCGAAAGATTACAAAACCGCATCGTCTCCAACTTACCAGGAAGCGGTGATGGACTGGTATGACACGACATTCTTCACTCGTGTTGACCCGAAGATAAACGGCATCGTCATCATCCTGACACGCTGGCATCAAAACGATCTCGCCGGACAGTTATTAAAACTAGCTGAAGAGGGCGGGGAACGCTGGCGCGTAGTTAGCTTCCCTATGGAAGCTGAAAAGGAAGAGATTCATGAGCTCAACGGTAACGTATATCGACTGCGCAATCCCGGTGAAATTCTGTTCCCTGAGCGCATGCCGAGAGAGTTCGTAGAGAAATGCAAACAGCGAGGTTCCCTTGTATGGAATGCTCTTTATCAGCAACGACCAACCGCCAAAGGCGGGGGGCTTATTAAGTCTGAATGGTTTGGTGAATATTCGGTACTTCCTCCCATGCAATGGCGTGCCGTCTATGGAGACACCGCACAGAAAACAAAAGAGGTCAACGACTTCTCAGTATTCGAGCACTGGGGGCTTGGTACTGACGGGTACATCTATCTGATCGATATGATTCGCGGTAAATGGGAGGCCGATGAATTACAACGCCGTGCTGTTGCATTCTGGGAAAAGTGCAAAACTCTGAAGAATGGGCCGCTTCGCCACATGGCGATAGAGGACAAGTCATCTGGCACAGGCCTGATACAGAACATCCGTAAAAAAGCGATATGCCCCATCAAAGCAATTCAGCGCGATAAGGATAAGTACACACGACTGATGGACGTACAGGGTTATATCGAGTCCGGTTACATCAAGTTGCCCAGCAGTGCACCATTCATCAACGACTTCCTCGTTGAGATGGAAGCCATTAATCCTGATTTCAATACGCACGACGACCAGCTTGATCCGATGATGGATGCCATCGATGAGATGAAAAATGGCAATGGTCCGTTACGTATATCTGAAGACCTTTTGAGGCTCGCATAGTGTTTAATTTTTTGAGAAAGAAAAAATCTGAGCCTCAGAAAGAAGAGGCGAAACAGCCAATGTCTCTGGCGAATGTTCTTGCGATTATTAACGAACAGGAGCGAATTAAAAATGAAGGCGAGGCATTGCGTAGAATTGAGAGATACGTACCCCCGCCAGGCGTTATTCCTGAACATATTGGGGAGTCAGCTCTGGCGATGGACTCCACGCCGTACAGTTACCTTAACTCAGCAAACATCACCGCATATGGCTACGGTGGATTTCCTGGCTACCCATATCTGTCTCAACTTGCTCAGTTGCCGGAGTATCGCAAGATTACTGGCACGATAGCAGAAGAGATGACGCGAAAATGGATTGAGCTGAAGCATGTAGGTAAAGACGATGGTGACGACAAGGCCGATAAAATTCGCCAGCTTGACGAAGCATTAAAGCGTTTCAGAGTGCGAGAGAAGTTTCGCGAGGCGGCGGAACATGACGGCTACTTCGGACGCGGACAGATTTATATCGACGTGAAGACGCCAAGCGGTAACTCAGCCTGGCTGGTTCCCGACGAACTGGATAAGAAGCTCTATATCAGTCCGCGCAAGATTACCAAAGGAAGCCTGAATGGTTTCCGCGTTATCGAAGCCATGTGGACTTACCCGGGCGTGTATAACGCTGACAATCCTCTAAGCCCTGACTTCTTCAATCCATCTGAATGGTATGTCATGGGGCGCACGGTTCACGCCAGTCGCATGTTGACAATGATTTCTCGCCAGGTGCCAGACATTCTCAAAGCGGCGTACAACTTCGGCGGCTTGTCGCTGAGTCAGATGGCAGAGCCATATGTGCAAAACTGGCTGAGAACACGTGACAGCGTTAGCGATCTGGTTCATTCGTTTGTGGTCCACGGGCTGAAGACGAACATGCAGAATGCCTTGTCTGGAATTGCAGACCCAAACCTGTTTATGCGTGCCGAGCTCTTCAATAAGGTTCGCGACAATCGCGGAATGTTCCTTATTGATAAGGATGCGGAAGAATTCTTCCAGTTTGTGACAAGTCTGTCCGGAGTCGATGCTCTTCAGGCACAAGCACAGGAACAAATGGCATCGGTATCAAGCATTCCCCTGGTTAAGCTCCTTGGCATCACTCCTAACGGGCTAAACGCGTCATCTGATGGAGAAATCCGCGTCTTCTATGACTCAATCCACGCCATGCAGGAGAATCTGTTCAGAGGACCACTGAAAACAGTACTGGATGTTATCCAGTTAAACGAATTTGGTGAGATTGACCCTGACATTGATTTTGAATTCCTGCCGCTGTACGAGCTTACAGAAGCAGAGAAAGCCGAGATCATGAAACATCAGTCTGAGGCTGACAAGAACTATGCTGAAGCTGGCGTATTCGACCTTGATGCAATAAGAAGCATGCGCCAGTCGGATAAGGCCAGCCCATACCACATGATGGAATCTGAATATGACGAAGAAGAGCACGAAAACGAGTCCGTCGAAGAAGGATTCGAAGACCCGGAAAACCCTTCGTCCAGTCAGAGCTAATGCCGGAGTTCATGAGTGGTATCGCTCTGAGCTTCTCAAACTGGTTAGGGAGATGGATAAGTCATACCGATACTGGCTTGAGGGCGCATACAAAAACAACATGGCGATGGATTCCAGTCCCGCGAATGAGTTAAAGCGCAGATTGTCCAGACTAGGCAAGCAGTGGGAGCATAAATTCAATGAACTGGCTAAGAAACTGGCTGATCGCTTCGTTGATAAGACACTGCGCAACACCGACGTTTCGTTACACTCAGCGTTAAAGGCTGGCGGATTTACCGTTAAGTTCACAATGAATGACGAGCTTAAGAACGTGATGCAGGCTGTCGTTAACGAGAACGTCAACCTGATTAAATCCATACCTGAACACTATCACACACAGGTTGAGACGATAGTCATGCAGTCTGTCAGCCGTGGTCGTGACCTTGGCTATCTCACTGATGAACTGGTTAAGCGATATGGCATTACACGCAGACGCGCTGAGACGATCGCACGCGATCAGAACAACAAAGCTACAGCGGTAATTCAGTCTGAACGGCAGAAGAAGTTAGGAATCACCAAAGGAATCTGGCGTCACTCATACGCCGGGAAGCAGCCAAGACCATCCCATGTGAAAGCTGACGGTAAAGAGTTCGACCTCGATAAAGGGCTGTATCTCGATGGTGAATGGGTGCTGCCGGGAGAGGCTATCAACTGCCGTTGTACGTGGTCTCCTGTTATCCCTGGGATAGATAGAAAATGATTGAGGTTTTATGGTCTCTGGGCTTAGTGTTGATTTTTGGTTGCTTAATGATTGCACTGCTGAAAATAGCTATGCCCAAGAGGAAATAATGGCCGCTACTGCGGCTTTTTTATTGCCTGCCGAAAGGTAAAAGCATGCCATTACGCAAAGTTAAAGGCGACTGGCAATGGGGATATCACGGATTGGCATTCGACAAGGCAACGGTGCGTTCCTTTGATAAGGATGGGCGTTTGCATATCGAAGTGACGCCAATCAGTAAGGCTAACGTTTGCCCTTATTATGGACGTGAAATCCCTAATTACAGATCGCTAGGTTTACAGCCTGACAAGGTTTACTACCTGCTTCGTGACCCGAAAGAGTTAGCCAAAGCAGCATCTACATTCAACAACATCCCGCTCCTTAACGAACACATTCCGGTTACTGCTTCAGACCCTCAGAAGATGGCTGTGGTTGGTTCTACTGGTACTGATGCTGAGTTTGACGGGACTTATCTCAAGAACTCGCTTGTCGTATGGGACGCAGATTCTATCGCTGGAATCGAGACAGACGAGAAGAAAGAACTTTCGTCGGCCTACAGATATGTAGCTGACATGACCCCCGGCGTGCATGAAGGCCAGCCATACGATGGTGTAATGCGCGATATCGTCGGGAACCACGTTGCTCTCGTAACAGAGGGAAGAGCCGGATCCGACGTTGTTGTCGGGGATTCAATACCAACAGGAATGAAATCAATGTCAGAACTTACTAAAAAGTTAATGGCAGTTATCACGCCGATGCTGGCCAGTGATGAGAAGCCAGAAGAAGTGGAAAAGAAAGTGCAAAAGGTTGTTGAAGACGAAGCCACTCAGGCTGAGAGAGATAATGAGTCAGAAGCAGAGCGTCTGAAACGTGAAGAGGATGAACTAAAAGAGCGTGAAGAACGTGAGCGAAAGGATCGCGATCGTGACCGCAAAGAAGCGGAAGACGAAGATGATGACGGCAAGGATAAAAAGACTGCCGAGGATGAAGACGATGATGAGAATAAAGCAGCTATGGATGCCGCATTGATTCGAAAAGCTGAAGAGAATGTGATGGGGCGTATCCGTCAAGCCAATGAGGCTCGAGAATGCGTTCGTGCTTTGGTTGGTGATGTGAGTCTGGTCGCCATGGATTCCGCAGAGTCTATTTATCGCTTTGCTCTTGATTCAATCGGTGCCGAACATAAAGGCGTTCATCCTTCAGCACTTAAATCGATGGTTGAATTTGCTATCAGCCAGAAAGCGGTAGTTCGCAAACCATCTCATGGTATGGGGATGGATTCTGCTGCAACCAATTCTTTCGCCAAGGCATTTCCTGGCGCAACTAAACTGAAACGGAGCTAAGAAATGAGTGGCTTTCAAAGTGTAATTAATCAGCAACAGGCGCCGGGAGTTGAAGGGGATTTCGCTTCGGCTAACCCTAAAGCAAGTCTTCTTGCAGGTGAGGGCGCTCTTGTTGCCGGTGCAAATGGGGTTGTTGTTGGTCGCTTTGCATGGGTAAGCAATGGTGTTGTCAATAACACTGGAACCGGTGCTCCTGCCGGTTTCGTTCATCGGGAAGGGCAGGCGTCTGTCACCACATGGCTTGGTGAATCATCTATGACTATTCAGCCTGGAGTTCAGATGACATTGATGACTGCTGGCGACTACTGGGTGAAAACTGCCGGTGCGGCAACCGTAGGGCAGAAGATTTTCGCCAAACTGTCAGATGGAACCATTACCGCTGGCGATGCCGGGGCGTCAATCTCGGATTACGTTGAAACAAAATTTGTTGTTGGCAGTGCTGGCGAGGCTGGCGAATTGATTCAGATGGGCACCTGGAGCTAATACATGAATAACGCAGAATTTTTACAACATAAAGCTATGGCTGAGCGAGATTACGGTGTAATCCTTCCGGAAGCCAAAGCCTATCTGACGGATGCTGTTGCTAATAGCTATTCCTATGCAATGGACTCTCAGCCTTCACTGGTAACAACCAGCAACTCTGGCATTCCATGGTACTTCACTAATTACGTTGACCCGGAACTGATTCGCATCCTTGTCACTCCGATGAAAGCGGTGGAAATTCTGGGGGAAACGAAGAAGGGAGACTGGACCACCATGACCGCACAATTCCCGGTTGTGGAATCAACGGGTCAGGTTTCCAGTTATGGTGACTACAACAATAATGGGCAGGTAAATGCTAACGTCAACTGGGTTGCTCGTGAGTCCTATCTGTACCAGACCATTACTCAGTGGGGTGAACTGGAGCTTGATCGTTACGGTGAAGGCCGCATTGCATGGGCTCAACAACTGAATACGGCTTCTGCGCTGACCCTGAATAAGTTTCAGAACAAGTCATACTTCTTCGGCGTTGCTGGTCTGAAGAACTACGGCATTCTGAATGACCCTAACCTTCCGGCATCAATCACCCCGGGCGCAACGGGTACTGGCAGTGGAACTACTTGGGCAACTAAAGACGGTCAGGCGGTGTATGACGATATCCAGGCTCTTTACATGCAGTTAGTGAAGCAGACCAAGGGGTACGTTGAGCGAGACAGCAAGATGACGCTGGCGATGAGTCCAGAGTCAGAAGCAAATCTGACCAAGACCAACATGTACAACGTCAACGTGTCTGATCAGCTGAAGAAAAACTTCCCGAACCTGCGCGTTGTTACTGCTGTCGAGTACAAAACCGAATCCGGCGAACTGGTTCAGTTGATCGCCGACGATTTGGATGGTCAGGACACCGGCTACTGCGCATTTACCGAAAAAATGCGTGCGCATCCGGTTGTTGTTGACCTGTCCGCGTACAAACAAAAGAAAACCGGTGGCACCTGGGGCGCAATCATTCGCCAGCCGCTGGCATTTGCAAGCATGTTGGGAGTTTAATTCATGGCAGAAATGGTAAGCGTTGGCTGCAAATTGCCAAATGGCCTTCAGGTAACTCTGGATGGCAAAACAGTAATCCTGAACGGGGCGGCAACAACCGCCCTCCGTGGTCTTGATGGTGCAATTCCTGATGGGGCTTTCGGAGTTACCATGGTCGAGAAAGACTTCATGGATAAGTTCATCGAGACCTATAAGGATGCCGCGTATATTCAGAACAATGCAATCTTCATTCAGAAAGATATTCGCAGTCTGAATGCGCAGGGTAAAGATCTGAAAGAATCAAAAACTGGCCTCGAAGGCCTTGACCCGGAAAATCCGGCTCCGGGCGTAAAAAAGGCTGACGAAAAATAGCGGGAGCAGCAAATGGGCGTCGTAATATTTGACCCCTCCGCATTTAAGCTACGCTATCCTGAATTCTCATCTGTCGACGACGCACTTCTTCAGCAGTATTTCACGCAAGCAACCATTTATCTCGATAACACAGACTCAAGTCGTGTGTCGGATTTGGCTGTACGCTCAATGCTGCTGAATATGCTGGTTGCCCATATCGCCTGTTTGTATTCAGGAGCGAATGGGCAGTCTCCATCCGGATTGGTTGGAAGAATCGACAGTGCTTCAGAGGGTTCGGTTAGCGTTCATGCCGATATGCCAGGGGGAGCAGCAAATTCAGCATGGTACATGCAAACAAAGTACGGGGCTGATTACTGGAATGCTACGGCGCCGTTTCGCACCTTCCAGTATATAAGCGGGCATTCTCCATCAAATTACCCGTATGGGTATTACCGGAGGTACTGATGGATAAGGTGATGGAGTTCCTTGATTCAGTTGGTAGTGAGTTGTCCTCAAAGCAATTGAAGGTCGGGTTTCTTGAAGATGCCACCTATCCAGATGGTACTTCTATGCCAATGGTTGCAGCATCTAACGAATTTGGTAACCCGGCAAGTGGAAGTCCGCCAAGGCCATTCTTCAGGAATGCTATAGCTTCTAAATCTGAAGAGTGGTCAGAAAAGGTCGAAAAGCTCATGAAATCGCATGACGGAGATACGGATACTGTTCTGAATCTTATCGGCGAGATCATAAAAGCAGACATTCAGGAATCCATTCGAACTATTCAAGAGCCGCCATTAAGCCCGGTAACAGTACTTCTAAGAAGTAGATTCCCTAATAACAGGGCGGAAATGACTAAGTGGGATGTAGTGAAGGCCAGAGAAGATGTTTTTGGTGGTCCGGGCTATTTCGGTCCGGTGAAAAAGGTTGATGTTGATATGAGCAACAACAAGCCTCTCATATGGACCGGGGACATGTTAAGGGCTGTTGATTATGAGGTAGGTGAAATTGAATCTTCGACAGATAGCCAATAACGCGATCACAAGCATTAACCCCAACATCCCAGCAATCCTGAAAAAGTATGCAGGTGAAACTATCGGCCCCGGTCGCAAGCCGATTCCGTCTTATCTCCCTGACCAGAACGTTACCATTCAACTACAGCCAATCAGTCGCGGCGACATGCAACACGTCGATGGAATGAATATTCAGGGGCTGGCAAAAGTGATTTACGTCAATGGTAATTACTTCAGTGTTCAGCGAGAACTGGAGCAGGGCGGAGATATCTTCGTGATTAACGGGGAGCAATGGCTTGTTGTTGAGCCAATAGAGTTGTGGCCTGACTGGTGCCGGCTGATTGCTGTATTGCAGGTAAGCCCATGAATGATTTCACTGTCGATAATATTATCGATGTACTTGCTGGCTACATAGAACCTATCGCTGGTAAATGCCTGCAGGCTCAGGCTAACCGTGTACCAATGCCCAAAGATCAGTTCTGTATCCTGACTCCTTTGCGATTCACCAGACTATCCACGACGAGAGAGCTTAAGCAAGATACCGGCTCTCCGGACACAAGCACCATGGGATATACGGAAGTTCGCCAGGCTGATATTCAGGTAGATATCTATGGTCAGGGGGCAGGGGATAGAGCTATTGCACTGGAAACAACATTCACCAGTGGATATGGCTACGACATCATCAAGGCTATTGATGCACGGCTTGCGCCGCTTTACTCATCTCCTGCCATTCAGGCTCCGATGATCAACGCCGAGAGTCAGTGGCAGGAGCGTTACACGTTAACTCTTTCCCTGCAAGCACACATCACCGTGTCGTTCCAGCAGGACTATTTCGACAAAGCAGAAATTTCAACTGAACAGGTGGATAACCGCCCATGAGCACAATTCCTTTATCTGTAGATTTTAATATCACGCCCAATGTCGTTACGCCTGCCGGTTCTGCGGTTGATGCTAACGGCCTGATGTTGACCGATAACGAGCTTATCCCGGTTGGCGCGGTACAATCTTATTACTCCTCATCTGATGTATCAGCTTTGATGGGGAGTGAATCGAAAGAATTCCTCGCAGCACAACAGTATTTTAACGGATACGAAAACTCATCTGTTATTCCAGGTGAACTGCTGATGTATCGTATTGTTACTTCACCAGTGGCTGGGTACCTTCTGTCCGGCAACCTGAAAGGTGTTACCCTGGCGACACTGAAAGCAATACCAGCAGGCACAATCACCCTTTCCATTGACGGTGAGTCGACTACCAGCACATCAATTGATTTGTCCACAGCCACAAGTTTTAGTGACATTGCGTCCAAGTTGCAGGTTGGAATTGGTGCAAGCAAGGTGGTGGTTGAATGGTTGCCAATCGCTAACCGATTCATCATTCGCTCTGCCACTACTGGCGCAGAGAGTGAAGTGTCTTATGCCTCTGCTGGTGCTCTGGCTGCCGGGTTATTACTGACGCAGGATTCCGCAGCGATTGTATCACCGGGTTCTGATGCGGTAACTCTGACAGACACGATGAACAACATCATCAACGTCAACCAGAACTGGATCCTGTTTAACTCGCTGGTCGAACTGACCGATGACCAGAAAACAGAATTGTGCGCATGGGCAAGCAGCAGTAAAAACCGGTTTGGATATGTTGTTCACGACACCACTTCAGCAGGAACGGTAGCCAATAATGCCAATTGCTTTGTGCAGAAAGTGGTTGTGGCAAATGGCTACGAGAACATTTTTCCGGTGTACGGAACATACCTGTATAGCGTCACAGCACTGGCATATGCTGCATCCGTGGATTTTGCACGCACCAATGGGCGTATCTCGTTCAAGTTCCGTGGATTTTCAGGGTTAGCACCCAACGTAAGCGATCTGGCGACCGCTCAGGCACTGAAGTCAAACGGTTACAACTTCTACGGCTCATACAGCCTGAACAAAACAATGGCGCAGTACGCATCTGATGGTGCCATTACTGGCAAGTTTGTATGGCTGGACAGTTTTATTAATCAGGTATGGATTAATGCCAATCTGGTTAGTGCTTTTGCCAACCTGTTCACCAATAACCAGTCGTACCCGTTCAATGAGACAGGATACGGCGCAGTGTCTGCCGCTGTTATTGATGTTGCTGAACAGGCTCTCAATTTCGGGGCTATTCAGCGTGGCGTGAAACTTGATAATGCGCAAACCAGAATTGTGAATAACACAGTTGGAAAAGATATCTCATCGACGCTGTATTCACAGGGCTGGTTCCTGTACATCCCGACACAGTCAGGCTCTGCACGCATTGAACGAGACCTGAAAGGTGTCATTTTCTATTATGTCGATGGTCAGTTAATCCAGTCCATCACAATGTCCTCAACCGCGATTTTATAAGGGAATAAATCATGCCTATCGATATTACCTCGGCAAACAGTAAGCTGCGAATCGTCGTGCCCGCTTACTACCCTGGCGGTTTTGATGTTGACGACTACGCAGCTGATAACATGTTTGAAACTGGTGCGTTACAGAACAAAGAAGACATGATGTCAGCGGACGGTAAATACCATGCTGGTTTTATCTTTAACCCGACAGAGTTCACCATCAACCTGATGCCAACATCCAATGCTGGCTCGCTGATTGATGACTGGTATGCAGCGGAGAGAACTGCAATTTCAGCGTTTCAGTGTAATGCGGTGCTTACAGTTCCAGCTCTCGGCGCGAAGTGGAATTTTGTGAACGGGGTTCTTTATACATGGACTCCAACCCCTCCGGGTCGGCGCGTACTGCAACCACGCCCGGCAGTATTTCACTTTGAGTCTGTAACACGGAGCACTATCTGATGGCACGTAAAGAAATCCCCTTTATCGTGGAAGACGATAATCGCGACAATGGGAAAGAGTTCATTATCACAGAGATGTCGGCATGGGATGCCGACGAACTGGCACAGGATTTATTCCGCTCCATGGGGGAATCGGGATTCTCTGGTATTCCTGCTGATGTGATTGCCATGGGGTGTGCTGGCCTTGCCACCCTTGGTCTGAATGTTATTTCTGCTGCATCGCCGGAAGTCGCCAGAAAACTTCGTGATCGCCTGATGTCAACTGTGCAAATTGTGATTACACACGAAGGCAGCAGACAGGTGCGAACCGTGAAGCCTGTCGACTTTGAAGAGGTATCAACCATTCGTCAGGTAATGGATAAAGTATTTAAAGTCAATTTTGATTTTTTAACGATCGCCGGAGAGTGAAGTACCCGTTCATGGAGGAGGAGACTCTTCCGGCAAAACTCGTTAGCCCCGTAAACGTCACACCATCAATGAACGCCATTATCTGTTCAGGAAAAGCCACTTATACCGATTTGCAGGAAAGGTTATCTGTTCGTGATCTGTATAACCTTCTGGAAATTATCTCGGTGGAATCATTTAACAAGCGGGTCTGGAATAAACATCAGGAGCAGCGATGATTATCAATGAGTTGGCCTACAAGGTCACAATTAAGGCCGATGAATTCCTGAATGGAAAACGGAAAGTAAAGCAGGAAGCACAAGACCTTAAAAACGAAATAGAGAGATCTTCATCTGCGATAGAAAGGTCAACAACCTCCTCGATGTCCAAAACGGCTAAGGAGACCGACAAAGCTGCTGTTGCAATGAAAGGGTTGACTGCTTCATTTAATGGTTTTTTGGGGCTTTCGACACGCTTTGTGGCTGTTGGCGGTGTGTTGACTGCCGTAGCCATTGGCATTCATCGTGCATTTGAAAGTACTTCGGAGTCAATTGTAAGAGCCAGTAATATGGGGAGAATGCTTGGAACAAGCGCCAGTAACGTTCTTGGTACTCAGTATGGATTCTCCCGAATTGGTCAGAACGGCGGCGCGTTCCTTGGGGCACAGATGAGCGCCAGGATGGCGCTTGCCAATATAGAAGACCCAACAATTTTCGGCGGACTTACACCGGAGGCTCAGAATTTACTAACAACTGGAGCGAGAACAGGCATTGATATTAGTAAGCTTGGAGGTAAATCAGAAGATGCTCTGGCGGAATTTCAGAAATATGGGAAGAACCATAACGAGAAACAGTTAATGCAAGTGCTTTCTGCTTTTGGTTATGACCCTAACCTTGCCGGGGATATTAAAAGCGGAAAAGCTGTGCAGATGGTATCTGAGGAAGAAAAACGATGGCAGATGACCAAAGAGCAGGAAGAAGCACAGCGTAATATTCTTGCTACGACTAAAGCCCTTGACTCGCAATTTGCTCAGGTTAAACAAGAATTAATGGCTACATTTGGCCCTGAAGTGCTTAAAGCAGAACAGGAGTTTTTAGAGTGGCTGAAAAACAACAAGGGTGACATTGTTGGGTTCTTCAGGAACCTGAGTACAGGTATTGATGGTTTTGTTAAAGCCGTTGGTGGCGCTGGAAACGCATTGGGCATTCTTGCTGCCATGGCTCTTCTTAGCGGCAAAGGGTTAGGAAGCAAGCTGGGATTAATCGGGGCTGTTGGTATTTTTGGGCAGATGGTACAAGACCAGTATAAAGATGTTCCTGATGAGATGCGGCCATTCGCATTTCAGCAGCATTGGCTGGAAAGGCTCATTGGGATGGATTATGACGATCCAAATAAAGAGATTCCTCCTAACAAAAATGGTGTCAACAGGCCTGACAGAAACAATAACCCATTAAATCTTAAAGCTACTGGAAACAGAAGAAGAGACAAGGACGGATTTGCTCAATACTTCGACCCAGAAGAGGGCTGGGAGGCCGCTAGGAATCAACTGACTCTATACTACAAAAGAGATAAGCTTGATACATTGCAAGGGATAATAAGCAAGTGGGCACCATCCTCAGAAAACAACACAAAGGCGTATATTGACCAGGTTTCTAAGTCTATGGGCGTTGGTGCCAATGATAAGCTAAACCTCTCAGATCCAGAGGTTATGGCAAAACTTAGCGCCTATATGGCTAGGCATGAAGGTTATCCAGATTGGAAGCGGGGTCTTGATTATGGTAACCCAACGAAAAATAGCAATGCCGCGTACTACCAAACCCAGCAAAGATTGGCTAATGGATCTGCAAACCAATCCTATGCCCAGAGCGTTGTTAACAATTACAACAGCCAGCACATAGGAGAGGTAAAGGTAATTGCCAAAACGGATCAATCCTCAAAACTAACCGAAGGATTTAAGGAGTTGAATCGCAGATCATCAGTAAATCAGGCATTTTCAAGTGCAGTGCCTTAGCAGATTTGCTATTGACTAATTTCCCGCATGAATGCAATTGTTTTTGCCATTTTCTCAGAGTGATCAATTGTCTCAACGAGAAATTTTCGTGCGGGAGATTGCTCATTCTCGCCTCGGAATGTGGCGTTAATGTTTTGCATTGCTGCATTTTTCCACATGCTTACTTCTTCTATGGATTGCGATAATGATGCTGAAGATGCAGCGTCAAAGCATATACCATACGATGAATCTCGTATATCTGACGGTGACTTGCCAATAGCACTAAGTTGATTTCCATACTTTTTTACCATGTCGTTAGCCATATCCTGACAAACTTCATCAATGCTTTTACCCATGCCTGCAACATAAGGAGAAGCATCTTTTATTAAAGACATCATTTTTTCCTTATCTTTGTCGGATGCAGCATAAGCTGCGAGTGATAGAAGAACGGAAGAAAATATTGCTATTGTGAAAAATCTGGATTTCATTCTTTCCCCTTGTAAATTTTCCTCTGTTTGTATCCGTTAACTGAAGCAAAAGCACGCAGCGGTTAGTTTTGCGCAGGATACCATGATGTCAGTGCAAGGGGGAGAAAGTCTCCTCATTATCTGATTCGCAATTTACGTGCATATTTAAATATTGCACGCTATAACGTGCATGTGTATGATTGACTTATCAATCACAACACGAGATATGCTCATGAAAAATGATGATGTTAGTGGGAAGGCTAAAGGCGGTAAGGCACGCGCCGCAAAAATGACAGCAGAGCAAAGAAAAGAATCCTCAAGAAAGGCTGTTGCCGCAAAAAAAGAAAAAGCTTTATTGCCCGTATCTGCGAATGAGGGAAAGTTAAAGATCGGTGATGCGGAATTAGATGTCGCGGTTCTCGAAAATGGACGGCGTATCATATCACAAGCTTCTGTTTTTAAAGCATTTGGCCGACCACAAAGAGGGGGTAGAGCACCTCAAGAAGAGGGGGTGATCAATATGCCCGCTTTTATGGATGCTGCAAACCTTAAAAAATATATAAATCAAGATGTTATGGATGTGATCAATAAGGTCAAATACAAGACGATTACTGGCTCCGTCCAAGAAGGTTATGACGCATCCATAATACCTCTTGTTTGCGATGTTTATTTAAAGGCAAGAGAGGCAGGCGCTATCACCAGGCCAAACCAGTTAGAGACAGCCAAAAAAGCTGAAATTCTGGTGCGCTCATTAGCTAAAGTCGGAATAATAGCGCTTGTTGATGAAGCGACGGGGTACCAGCGAGATAGAGAAAAAGATGCGCTCGCCAAAATACTCGAGGCCTTTGTCGCAAAGGAAATTCAACCTTATATTACAACATTTCCGGCTGATTATTATGAAGAGCTTTTCAGGTTAAGGGGCTTTGAATACCCGCCGGAAAATCCCCGCTTCCGGCCTCAGTATTTTGGCGTTTTGACAAATGATATCGTCTACAAGCGATTGGCACCAAACATCCTTGAGGAGCTTAAAAAGCAGAACGTAAAGGCTTCAAAAGGTACAAAGTTGTTTCAGGGGCTGACGCCAAATATTGGATATCAAAAATTAAGAGAGCATCTGTCATCAACCGTTACGATTATGAAGCTATCTAACGACTATTCAGATTTTATTGCAAAAATGAATCGCCTGCATCCAAGGTTTGAGGATGTGAAAACAGACGAACTGGATGATTCAGACAAGTAACAGTAACCCACCGTCAGGTGGGTTTTTTGTTTAATGGAGAGTAGATGGGCATAATCGATTTAAACACAGCAGACATATTCAATGCTATCGGTGGTGGCTCTCCGCTTTCGATCATCGACAGCGTTCTGCATCCTCAGTATGTGATTCGTGACAGGGAAACTGGCGAGGTTGCTCTTGAGTTCAGTGGTATGGCATCCGTACAGCCAAGCGGAAGGGCGCAAATAACAAACGCTCCGGTGGAGAAAGGGAAATACCAGTCCATCAACAAAGTTAAAGAACCAGCCAGAGTAAGATGTGCAATCATCGTAAATGGTCTTACTGGTTTTTCCGGCAACATCCCGAATATTTTCGATCTCACATTCACAAGCCAGAACAGCACGCTGAACACAATCAAAACGATGCTGTCCTCTGCAAAAACATACGATATTGAAACGCCAAAGGAAACTCTGGAGAGTTTCGACCTTGTTGACCACTATTACGAAGTTAACTCTCAAAAGGGGGTGACTCTTCTGACGGTTTATCTTGATTTTCAGGAGGTCATTCAGCAAATGGAGGTTATCCTCTCTGGATCTCAGTCAGAACAGAAGCCAACGGATAACAATAAGTCACAGGGAGATGTAGGAGTTGATCCGCAAATAACCAATGGCGGAGCCAGGGAATCTACTGTCGATGAGCTAAGTAAATCATGGTCATCACTGAAGTCATCTGTTGGCGAAATCACTGGAAAAATCTCCGACACAATCAAGACTGAATTCCAGAGTGCTCTTGATACGGTATCCAAACCAATACTCGAAGTCACAAACAGCGCAACAAAAAAAGCGGCAGATATTGCAAAAAATATAGTTAAGGCGAGTACATGATTACAGTATCTGTTCTTCCCAGCAAATCTCAGTCCATTTCGGTAAGTCTGGCTGGTCAGCAATGTAATATAAAACTTGTTCAGCGACAGAGTTTTATGTACATGGATTTAACTGTTAATGAAGTCCCAATTATGCAGGGCGTTCCATGTCTGCATGGGAATAAGATGGTAAGATATTCCTACCTTGGATTTAAGGGAGACCTTATTTTCATTGATAATGATGGGGAATCGGACCCGCGATGGGAAGGTTTGGGTAGCCGTTACTTGCTGTATTACATCGAGGAAAACGAGCTTGTATAAAAATCACAGTCTTCGGTTTGACTTCACGAATGAATCATCAGCATTTGATAAAAATGGGAACAATAAAATCTCCATCAGAAATGTTAAGTCAACAGTATCCCTGAACTTTGTTACCGGTCGGGGAGGTGCTCAGGCTGATATATCTCTTTACGGGTTAGGAATCGAAAGACTTGCTGATATATCAGGGAAGGCTGATGGTATTGTTGGGGAAGGTCAGAAGTTAAATGTTGAGGTATTTGCTGATGATTCTCTTGTTTTCTCCGGCACGATGCTTTCATCAATAGCAAACATGAATTCTGCTCCTGAAAGCAGTCTGATGATAACAGCCTCTTCTAATGTTGATTTACAGAACATGCCAGCAAGCCCGTTTACAGCGCAGGGGGCGCAAAGTGTTGAAGATGTCATCTCATCCATTTGTGCAAGTGCAGGTTATGAAGCTGTGTTTAATAATGTAAAAGGGATGACAACATCAGGAAGTCCGCATTTTGAAGGAAGTGTTTTTGAGCAACTTTATAGGGTCTGTTCAGATTATGGACTGGCGATGTCAGCTACGCCACCGACAAAAGTAGAGTTCTGGCCTTCAGAAAAAAACAGAGACGATGTAATTCCGTTTATATCCAGAGAATACGGACTTGTTGGATATCCTGTATTTTCAAATGGGGGACTGATGTTTCAGACGCAATATTCATCTCTCCTTTGCATTGGAAGATATGTGGATATCAAAACAGAACTACCACATGCAAGCGGAAGGTATAAGTTAACCTCCGTTCGGCATGAATTATCATCATGGATGCCAAATGGTTCATGGCACTCAATATGTATTGCCGCCAGAACAGCGGAACAAAGAACAGAGGCGCAACAGAATAATGGATAAGCAACTATTTACTCCAACTCCTGCTCAGGTAAGTGAGGCTCAATCTCAGGAATATATTTTTGAGATGCTGATGTCTGGATATTTCTTCATTGAGTTAGCAAAAGTTCAGGAAGTCAGGGGTGAGGCACCAGATTTAGTTGTTGATGCTCTTCCTTTGCTTACCAGAACAGACCGTACAGGAAAAATGATTTCCAACTCGGTTTTATATGATATTCCTGTATGGCGGTTACAGAGAGGTAACAGTGCTGTAATTATGGACCCTGTGGCAGGTGATATTGGTCTGATTGCGGTCTGCGACAAAGACACATCACTGGTAAGAAAAAATCGTAAAGAATCAGTACCTGGAAGCAAAAGGCGACACAGTAAATCTGATGCAATTTATCTTGGTGGGGTATTAAATATTGCACCTACTCAATTCATTGAATTTGCTGATGGTGCAATAAACATAACCACGCCTAACCCACTAAATATTAAATGTTCATCGTTAAATATTGATGCTCCTGGTGGAGTCAACATGAATACTCCTTTACTTAAAGTTAGCGGTGATATTCAGGATAACGCAAGTTCACAGTCATCTACTGTTAAAAATTTAAGGGACAATTATAACAATCACAAACATTCTGTTTCAGGTGTACAAAGTGGTGGGGCAACAATAAATTCCAATGCAACGGATAAACCGACATGACATACAGAACTATGCAACTGGACACATCTACGTGGGACTTGACGCTTGACGGAAATGGCAATCTGGCGATCGCAGAAGAATCATATTCTGTTGCTCAGGATGTCGCCAGTGCATGCCTGGTGTTTTCAGGAGAGTGTTATTACGACAATACACTTGGGATCCCATGGAAGGCAGAAGTTCTTGGCAGGCGACCATCTCCTGGTTTTATTGCTCAGAAAATGCAGGCTGAAGCACTCAAATTACCCGTCGTTGAGGATGCTCTGGCGTCAGTTTTCTTTGACAAGAATACACGCACAACTCGCGGGACAATCCGCGTTACAGATATCAATGGTAATATTGCACAGGCCACCTTATGACGACATTAAATACGGCTGTTCCTGATGTAACCATCACTGAAAACGGTCTTTCAGTCCCCGATATAGCAGATGTATTGGCGGGAAGACTTACAGACATGTCAACGGCCCTTGGCGGTGGCGCAAGTCAGTCACTGAGTTCACCGCAAGGGCAGATCGCCCAGTCTGACACTGAAATTATCGCTCAGGAATACGACAAGCTTCTTTGTTTGTTTAATCAAATTAACCCTGACTTTTCAACCGGCAGATTCCAGGACGGGATTGGTCGGATTTACTTTATGGAGCGGATCGCTGCTCAGGGGACAGTTGTTACAGCAACATGCATTGGTCAGGTTGGAACAACAATACCAGCAGGGAGTACCGCTGTGGATACGAGCGGGTATATATATCAGTCAATTGATAATGCTGTAATACCCTCATCAGGCTCTGTTGATGTGCAGTTTGTCAACACAACAACCGGGCCGATTCCGTGTGCCGCAGGTTCACTGAACCAGATTTATCGAGCCGTTTCCGGGTGGGATGCTGTAAATAATACTAGCCCTGGAGTCGTTGGTGTTGATGTTGAATCACGGATCGCCTTTGAAACTCGCCGGAGACAATCAGTTGCCAGAAACAGTCGAAATCAGGACGCATCTACATTAGCCGCGTTACTTGCGACTGATGGTGTGCTTGATGCTTACGTATGGTCAAACAGAACTGCAGAAACAGTAAATAAAGGAACAACGAATTTCCCGATTCTTGCGCATTCTGTTTATATTTGTGTTTATGGCGGTGCTGATACTGATGTTGCTGAGTCAATATTCAATACTTATAACCCCGGAGCCAATATGAATGGTGATACAACGTTCACTGTTTACGATAACGTTAATTACATGCCACCATATCCATCTTACGTAATGCAATGGCAAAAGGCATCACCTACTCGGGTTTACTTTAAGGTAAATATTGATGCCTCACTAAACCCCCCAAGTGATATAACTAAGCAAGTAAAGAAAATAGTTGCCACTGTATTCAATGGAGGGTATGAGGGTATTGGAAAGGCACGAATTGGTTCTACGATAAATGCTGGTAAATACTATGCTCCTGTTATTTCAATATCTCCTGATACAGTTGGCATTTTGTCTCTTGAAGTCTCTCTCGATGGTTCGCTATACGGACCTGCTGTGACTATGGGCATAGACCAGGTTCCAACCATTCAGGAATCAGATATCACTGTTACATTATCGTAGGGGGGGCGGTATGTGGGAAGACACAATTCTTACCCAATACTCGGCAAGCAAAAAACTATTATCTATCATTGACACTTTTAATCAGGCGGTAAGCCTCGATGACTTCACAGATGAATTCATCAAAAAGGTATGGGATTTGACAACGTGTGAATCTTTTGGCCTTGATATGTGGGGGAAAATAGTAGGTATAAGCAGATACATTGTCGCTCCAATTGACAGTGATTCATTTGGATTTAGCGAATCAGATGATGGGAACCCTGATTACCCATCACCATTTAATGATTCTCCGTTTTACGGGGGGATTCAGGAAACAACGAATGTCAGACTTGGTGATGATGCTTACAGAACATTGATTTTTTGCAAAGCCTTTACAAATATAAGCATCGCAACCATTCCAGATATAAATAAATTCCTTAAAATACTTTTTTACCAGCGAGGGAGGGTATACTGCGTAAATTACAGAGATATGACAATTGGCATTACTTTTGAATTCGCACTTGCTCCATACGAAGAATCTATTTTAACAAATTACGATGTCACCCCTGTACCAAGTGGCGTTCAGTTGAATATCAGGCAAATTGTAAGCCCATACTTTGGTTTTTCTACGGATGCATATCCATTTAATGACGGCACATTTTATAGAGATTAAATATGAATCGCACAGACTCACCAGCCAAACAGGCTAAACCATTTGGTGTAAATGGGCAGAGAGAGCCATTACTTACAACCACGCCAGCCGGTGATAATACCGCTTCTTATGATTTGGGTTTCCCACCAATTACTATGATCCTGAAATCCGCTGGAGGATTACCTCCAAGAGGGCAGGACATGAACCAAATTTTGTATGAATTATCATCCCTATGCCGATGGTTTAGCGCAGGGGCAATGAATACTTATGATTCGGAATTTGCAACTGCCATTGGTGGTTATCCTGCAGGTTCCTTTGTGTTGGGGGATGATCTTAAAACAGTATATCGCTGCACCACCAATGGGAATACGACCAATCCTAACTCAGTTACAACTGGCTGGGTGAAGCAAGCTAATGATATAAATCAAATATTACAACTCGGTACAGCATCTGGCCGTAATGTCGGTAATACTCAATCGTTTGAAATACCTGATATGAGTTATTTCCAGCTTACAGGGAAAGGCTCTGACAATCTGTTAGCTAAACTTCCCAATGGTTTAATTATCCAGGTCTTTCGGCGCAGGCTTGCCAACTCAACATCAATTGGTATGCCGACAACAATCCCTGTCACCTATCCGACACCGTTCCCGACGAATATCTGGGGTGTTTTCTGCACAAAGGCAACTTATGCGCAAGTTGTGACGTCATGCGAATCAGTCACAGCAACAGGTTTCAATGCCGTAACTTGCTTAACGTCAGGCACAAGCCCCGACTCTAATCTTTCTGACGCTTATTTTTTTGCTATTGGATATTAATTATGACAACTAAAAATGAAGACAAGACTCTTCCGGAGCCTCACCGCATTCACGGCTTTGTCTGGGATGCAAACAATGTGCGGCTACTGGCTTACGCCCTCCAGACCGAATATCAGGAAGTTGGCATGTGGCCTGAGAATGGTATTGATGTTTCTGATGAGGTATCAGCCGAATTTACCGGACAGCCACCGGAAGGAAAAACTATTGGTGTGGGGGATGACGGGATGCCTGCTTGGGTGGATATACCACCACCAACACATGAGGAACAGATTGCTGCAGCCGAACTGGAAAAGCAGCAATTGATTAATCAGGCTAACAATTATATGAACAGTAAACAATGGCCCGGTAAAGCAGTTATTGGTCGTCTGAAAGATGACGAACTGGAGCAATATAATTTGTGGCTGGATTATCTGGACGCGCTGGAAGTGGTCGATACCTCCAGTGCGCCCGATATTGAATGGCCTACGCCTCCGGCTGTTCAGACCAGATGA